TACCGCCGTCGAACGCGCTAAAGGGACTGAGCGCACCGCCTGTCGAAAACTGTCCGCCCCCGACACCAGGGCCGGCACTGGAGTCTTGGCCGCCTCCGCCACCACCGTACGCGATCACCCAAGAACCGAACGTCGTGTTGCCACCAGTGCCGCCAGTCTGTGGACTAGCAGTCCCGCCTACACCACCAGCTCCGATCGACACCGCTTCAGTTGCCGCAAGGTCCGACAACAGAACCCAAACAAATTTATACCCGCCGCCGCCACCACCAGCTGCATCAGATGGACTTGAGGAATATCCGCCACCGCCGCCGGCACCCCAGCACTCGATCAATGCCAAAGCTGCCTGACTAAATCCGGCGGGCTTGGCCCACAGACCAGAACCGGTGAATACTTGCCGCCTGCCCCGCAGAGCGCGGCTACTTATGTCCTGTGCGAAGACGTCGATGTAGACGACGGCGGAGGCCGACAGGCTCATCCGGTTCTGGGACACGACCCCGGTTATCTTGGAGAAGAAGACCTGCACGACATCGCAGGAGTTCTGCAGCGCGTTGTATCGGGCCTGCACGCACTGCACGTCTGAGCCGTCCTCGCATATGAGGTTGACCAGCGCGGCGTCTGGGACGAACGCCTCTATGAATGTGAGAAAATTATTAGCTGTGGCCGCGCCGAGCACGATCGTGCCGGTGCCCGGTGCGGATGCCACAGCGACCCTGACGCGGTTGTAGAACGTCGTGAGGGTCGCGACGTTGCGCGGGTTGTCCGTCGGGACGAGCAGCCGAGGAAAAGCCAGCCGTGCCGCTGGCGCCGGCCCACGGCCCGGCCAGACCAGCTGCCCGAGTTTGACTGGCGAGAGCCCGATTGGCATCAGTTCATCATTTCAAGTGAGAATTGGTGTAGCTGGATGAGATTGCCGGCATTCGCTATCGAGAATGTCGCAAACATGTCGATCACCTGCGATGTGGTGCTATCAAAGTTGGTGCCGACAGCCGGCGTGGTGTTCGGCACCAACAAAGTCGCAGGCGTCGTGGTCGAATCGGCAACGGCGGTCAAAGACAGGCATTGCGACGTCGCGATCGCCTGCCCCATGAAGTTGGCGGATGAACCCACCGCACGGCAAGTAAGCAGCGCCTCATACCACCAGGGCAATGTCGCATGTGCCGTCGTGCTCATTTGCATTGCGCCGCCGCCAAAAATTATTGTCGACCCGAATTTGATATCGAGCGTCAGCGTGCCGGGCGTCGTGACGATATTCGATAGCCGCCCAGCCGCCTTGATGCGTAAGCTTTGTCCGATATTGAGCGTGTTCGCCGGCAGCGTGAATTTTGCTTGCGCCGGCAGAATGCTCGTCGCTGTCGTCGAATTCGACAGCGACGAACCGTCAACTTGCGCAGTGATAAGGGTCTGACCCCATGATTGGATAGGCATTTTGGCTCCTTGGTTATGCGAGTGTCAGCACGCCGTTCGTACCGTCGAAGTCGACGGTGAACGTATTGCCTGACGTGATGGTGAGCGCCGTGCCGTAATCGTAGTAGCCGATCAGGGGCTTGAGCGGCGACGCCGGCGTGTCGTTGTAGAGTACCACGTAGCGGAAGGTGGCGATCGAGCCGCCGGAGGCCGTAAACACAGTGTCCGTGAGCACGAGTTTGTAAGTTCCCGAGGCTTGCGCGCCGCTCACGAAAGTCGCATTGGCGCCGCCGGCCGAATACCCGTTGCCGGCCGCAATTTCCGTAATGTCGGCTTTAACCGCATTAATTGCGGCCGGCGCAACGTTGCTCAACATGACTTTGAGCGTGTCGGAGTTGAGGTTGTGGACCTTTTTGGCGAGATCCTCGACGAACTGATTGAATTTGTTGAATGTGGCCATTGCTTATTCCATTGGTTCGGTGTGGCTGACACGCCCTTGAACGTCGCGCACGATGCGCATGCCGCGGTGCCGGGGCCGCAGTCCTTCCATGATCTGGCTCATGACGAGCGGGTCGGGGCCGGACGGCGAGGGAGAGGCGCCGTCCGGCCCCGGTTGCGCCTGGCCGGTCGAGGAGGCGGCCGTCGCAATCTTTGCAACCATGTTCATCTGATGCTCGCGCTGCTTGATCTCCGCATCGATAAGCTTCAACTGCTTTTCGAGTTCAAACTTTTGCTGGGCCAGCGCCATCTCGGCCTGCGTCTTCTTCTCCTGCGTCGCGATATCGGCTTCGGCCTGCACCTTTTCGATCCCTGTCTTCATCTGTATTTCCATGAGCCTTGGGTCGGGCGACGGCTGTGGCGGAGGTTGCGTCGACGGATCGGTGAAGAACTGATCAATGTTCTTGAGACCAGCGAGCTTCGTGACTTCGCGAGCGGAGTTGTAGAGGTTCGTGTCCGACACCAGATTGGCTTTACCCGCTGCGAGCGCCTCCTTCTGCAGCCCGATGATCGCCATGACATGAGCGAGTTGCTGGGCTTTGCTGCCGGTGCCGAGCCCGACATTGATCGTCATATCATTGCGCTCTTTCCAGTCGCGCGGATCGACGTTCACCCATTTGTTGCGCAAGCGCACCGTTTCGGCCTGCTGCCCATTTTTGCGGATGACGCCATGCAACAGCGCGAACATGTCGCGAATGCCGGTCTCCGCGAATATGCGGGCAATCAGCTTGGTCTTTGCCTGCGCCGCGTCCGCCATCTGGTTGGCGATGGTGGCGACCTGGTTTTGCAGCGCATTGGGATCGACACCCTGCCCTTGCCTGCTAACACCAGTTCGCCATTCGCGCACCGCGTCGAAATATTGCAGCGCCGGATATACCGATCCCGTAATATCGGGCACGACCTGCCAATTGACGCCGCCTGGTTGCTTGGTACGTACGATGCCGCCGGGCCGCGACACCAAAAGGTCATCAAGCGTGTTTTCGTTCGCAAACGTCTCAGCCACCTCGACGCGCGGATTGTTATGCAGGTAGAGGTTATCGAGCGCACCGCGCAACAGCGCGGTCTTGATGCGCTGGATATCCATGACGAGGTCGGCGATCGAACGGCTGAAGAAACGATGGGTCACGATGACGGGCGTCATCGCGGTGAATGGGATTTCATCGACGCGGATGATTTCGTCTTCGCCATTGCGGCGCAGGATTTCTCCCTGGTCTCCACCCGTTGTCACGCGATACAGCGCCGGCTTGCCATTATCCTCGTAATCCATGCGGACATAGTGTTCGGTAACCATAATCTCGCGGTTGGATTGATTGAGCCCATCTCCACCGCGGGTACCGCCCCGCGCTTCATCCACCGTGTCCCGCGCTATCGCTTCCTGAGTATGACGCTCGCCGCGACCCGGGAGCTTGCGGATCTGTTCCGCATCGTAACCCTCCGAGATCAAATCGGCTTCACGGCGAATGACTTCATGAAAGCAATAGCCGCAGTTACGAATGTTACGAGCGTTGCGCGCGATACCGAACTCCTCCGGCGGCACGCCTTCGACACGCGCGCATGAATTGTGTTTGCGGACGCGTATCGTTACGTCGTGAAGCTGTGGAACAGGTACCTGCAAAGCAGGCGTTTCAGGAATGAGCGGCTGCATTCTTGTTCACATCCTTAATGCTATGTTCGATCACCTCGATATCGGGATCGGAAACAATGATCGAAAATTGCTCGTCTGTAAGATCGTAGTAAGTCTCCTCGCGCTCCGTCTCGATCTCTTCCCACCAAACCTTCACGATGCCGACCTTGGAGAGCAGCGCATCCTTTATGAAGGAATAGAGGACCAGGAAGCCGGGGTTTTTCTGCATGAATACATGGTTGATATAGTCGGTTTCCTGCTCTGCAGCCGACGCGTCTTCCGGACCAACCGGGTTGAACCGCACAACTTCTTCATCACCACAGAAAATATCCACAAGTTGAGGCATCAGTCCCTCGATGGTGTCGGCCACATCTGTCGACACCGCCTGCGACCGGCCATCCGCAAACGGCATGTCACGGTCCATGTGGCCAAAGTAATAATCCATGGCATCGGATCTCTCCGCCGAGAGCTTCGAAGCCGACATCGCAGAGAGTGCGTCTGCTTTCTCCGCCGCCAACAGCGATTTTAACTCGGTGCAAGATATTTTCGACATCGTGGGTTCCGGGGTTCTGCGCTGCGCATCGATCGGTCCGATGGGAGCACGTGGTCAGTGCGGATACTTCGCCGCCGCACGGGTATTGCGGCACATTGTTGCGCTTTCTCGCAGCCTGGTGGCAGCAGTTCGAATAAGGCCCACTCGTTTCTTCGTCGCGGGAGCGGGCACCGCGATTTTGAACGACACTCTCGTATGGGGGAAAAACGCAGAGTGAAGTCCGAAGTTCGGTATTTCAACGAACGACAAATACGAATGGCAACGAAATTCCCAACACGAAGAAATATTGGATAGATGCGTTGGTCATTCATCTACTGAAAACAGAAGCTATTGAAAACAAAAGCGCCCGGCCACCGATCGAGGTTCCGGGCGCAATTCGACATGACCATTTCGCCAATAGCACCCCACGGAGTAAAGCGTCAAGCGCAAGATCTGTGCGATCCTGTGCGATCTTGTGCGATTCTGTGCAAGCCGCACATGCCTTTCGCTGGATCAAAGTATATGCTCGTCTACCTCACAGCCAATTAGGTAAGCGATTTGCAAAGAGACAAGCGAATTGAACGCGCCTCGCTCGTTTCTTCGTCGCGAGAGCGAGGCACCGCGATGGACACTTCACTCAATGCAGAAAATAGAGATGCAGAGCGAGGTGCGAAGCAACAGATTGCATTTGATGGTGACAACAGGAGCTAACAGATTCAATTTCAAGATTGAATTCTGCTCGTCGCTCACAGACGCGATGATCAAAAAAATGCCCGGCAACCAAGGTTCCGGACGCAATTCGACATGACCATTTCGCCAATAGCACCCCGCGGCGCAAGGTGTAAAGGGCAAGATCTGTGCGATCTTGTGCGATGTTGTGCGATCTTGTGCGAAGCTGTGCAGGCGGAACCGGATTTTTTAGGGATCGCAAAGGCTCGCACCTTTGGGTCGCCGCGTGCGAATAGCCACACACACTCAAAGCTGGCCGTACCGCCGAATATCGAAGACATGGCCGCCGTTTATTGCTCGGTTTGGCCACGAGCACTTCGGTCCGACTGGTCCGGCGGCCTGCTTATCCACTGCCTGGTGGAGTCGATATTTGGCATAGAATCAGCTGGCGCACGGAGCTAAATCGTATGATGTGCCAATTTCTCAAATCAGATTAATAGGTTGACGGATATACAGTTGGTCCCTGTCTATTTTCGCGCCAGCGCCTGCAAAGCAGGCAAAATTAGTTTTTAAATGTGACATTTTTGCAACCACAACGCTATACCGAATCAGCTATCAAGAAATCGCTCCTGTTGGGGCATTCCTCCCTTGACTTGGCCCCGCACAGTGCGGGGCTCTTTATTGAGGGATTGGCCTCTGGTGCAGAAAGCCCGGGCATCGGTTTAGCCGCCAAAGTGCGTTGGGAGCGTTTCCGCCCCGCCACCCACCCCAATGCCATCGGGACATCTCCATCCCTCACCGGCGGATGCCAGCGCGACCGGCTCCGCGATTGCTTCCCAGGAATCTGCGAACCCGGCTCCGCGACTCCATGACTTAACTGACCTGGCTCCGCAACTCCATGACTTAACTGACTATGTGTTGACTTCACATTACGACAGCGGAACCTACTTCAATTCATCTGGTACGATATCTGGATGCTGTTGGTGCAGCGATTTGATATCAGGATCGTTTCGCCCATACTCGCCCCAATCAAACGCCTTATTGCTTTGAACTCATCTTCAGGAGCGTTATTTTTGACGCAGTGAACTATCGCATCCAAGCTCGCCCAAACTCCCATCAACATCGCATCCACACGCAGGGCCGCATCCCTATTTCACTTTATCTCCTTATGATGCTGGGGTACTTGTTAGTGCATACCTCGGTGACCGAAACCCTGTCGCCGACTATCTTTTTCCCATTGGAAAATTTTCAACACTGAAACCGTCCGGCATTTCGTAAATCGTTTCCGTGCCATTCGCGGATATCTTAACGTTGTAGGCCAGCACAAAAATGCTCGCCCCTCCGTCGCGTCTAAACGCAACTTCAATTTCTGAAGGTTCGTCGTATTCAAACGTAACTTGGCCAGCCGGTTCGATTATTTCCAAATCAGCCCAGGGCTCGATGCCAA